GTAGCTATAGTGATAGTTCAATAAGTAATTTTACAAATCAAACTAGAACACCTATAAGTACTAAAAATAGTGCTTATTTACCAAGTTACTCTAATATACAAAAATACAAATTTTTTCCTACTGCAGGCTTTGATGTGCAACACCATATTTCAACTCGCGACGTATATAGTTATGATTTTTATAATAAAGTCTTTAATATTGATTCGCAAGAAAATAATTTTGAAAAAATACTTGATATATTTTATCAAAACTATGTTAAAAATTTTAAAGGGGAATCAGGACCACCTTATTCTACATTAACAAAAAATGAATATAGAATTAATAATAAAAACTATGATTGTGTTTACAGTGTATCTAATTCAAAAGAACAAAGAATATCATTTGGAAGAAATGAAGTATTAAAAAAAGCATTATATTTAAATAGTACTATTAATTTTACTGCGCCTGGATTAACAATGAGACAAGCAGGCAGATTTATCTCTATAGATAGAGATACATCTCAACCCAGCAATAAATTTGACAATAAATTTTTAGGGACTTATTTTATTGTTGAAATAAATCATATTTTTAAAAGCGGCTCTTATGATAATGAAATTACTGCAATTAAAACATATTCATACAGCAACCCTAAAAATAACGAGATAGTTATATGATTAAGACTATTGTTCCTCAAATCTGCGATATAAATCTAGCATCATCAAAATACATATTAGAAAAATATTCAAATTATCTCTCTGTTTTGAATCAATTTATTGATCAAATTGAAACTGCTTTAGAATACAGATCAACATTTTTTAAGAATGATAGTGTCGAGACAAGAGTAAAGTTTTTTAATCAATTACAAAATTATTTTGACAAATTTGATAATGATTTTGTAGCTTATTGGTATGAGATTTTTAAAGCATGTCCTGGTTATATAAAATCTAAAGTTTCTTTACCTTCATTATTACTTGAAAGCGATAGTATAGGTAAATTTACCAATTCATACTATCTGTTAGACGATAGTGTTTGCCCAATTTCCGACTGGTCAATGAATAGTGCACCACCTCCATCATATGTACCATACAATGCAGTAAATAAGCTTTCACCGTGGGTTAAACAGATAATAGAACGTTCTAGCTTTAGAACTAATAATATGTATAGAAGTAATATAATGTTGGTGCAACCAGTAGATTCATCTTCGCTTTCTGATAAAGCCCACGGTACTAATTTGGTTACAGATGAAGGCTATTATACAAGAACGGTATCTGAAATAAAGAAAAAATCGCTAGATAAACTTTTAGATTTATACAAAAATGAAATAAAAATTTTATTAAGATATTGTAATTTAAATGATAATGAAGCTATTAATTATCAAGATTATGAAGTAAATAAAAGTTCTGTAGATTTATATGCATTTAAATTACAGGTCGAAAAAACAAATAATAATGTTGATATCTTATCTAATAAAATAAAGTACATAAAAAGTCGCTTTTTTAATGATACTGTATTATCAACAGAAGCCATAACAACTATTAGTTTAAGAGAAAAAACTACAGATGAAATAGATAGGCTTTATAAAAATAATTTATTTAATAGATTAGAAGAATTAAACCCAAGATCTTTATTTTCAACCGTTTCAGAAAATGAAAAAATTGACATTAATATTGATGATACAATAAAAGAAGAGGAGCAGCTTAAAGAAGTACCTACTAAACAATCAAATAGTGATGCTGCAAATGATATTAAATCATCACCAGAATTATCTCAACCCAGATCATTTAATCATTATGACGGAACAATACCTTATCCTGCGTATCAGGCGCCAAGTTGGTGTAGTGATATAACAAACTGCTTGGGCGTAGGGAATGCACTACAGGCTTTTAACGGTGTAAGCGACCCTCTAACTAATTTTAAATCCACGTCATCAGAAGATTTTGATCTTTTTGCAGAATTAAAGAAGATTAATCCATTTAATATTACATTTGATGCTGACAATGTCGGAGATATTTCAGATCTGCTTTCTTCTTTAAATAATATAGATCTGTCACAAATAGGTAGTTTATTCGGAATGAATCTACCAATACCACCATTTAGTATAGGCAATTTATTTGATGCACCCGGTTTAAATGCAGACACGAGAACTGATGCATTAAATCAAGCACAGGATACATTATTAGCAACATTTGAAAATACTGCAAAAGAGTTACTCAACACTATTGTTTGTGGCACTGCTCAAACCTTCACCGGTGGTAACGTCTAACACTTCAATAACATCAGCATTTTTAATTAATTTTTTAAAAATTTCTTCTCTTGTACTTACCAATGCTTCTTTTGCGTCACCTAACAAATCTCTCTTTTGTTCATAATCCATTTTTTTAAGCTCTTTCAAAGTATCGCTTTTCTTATTCTGAACAATAATTTTATTTAACGACTCAATTGCAGTAGAAGTTGCTTGAAGCAATTCAGAATATGCAGAAAGATCCTTTGCTTCAGGAGCTGCGTTTAAAAATACACCCAAATTTTTTATTAAATCTAAACCTTCATTAATAACAGTGCTTGCGCTTTCTATAACATATTCTTCTAAATTTTCTTTATTAGCAGTTTTTCTAATTTCTTTTTTAATATCACTATTTTTTTCTTTAAGAGCATCTATAATATCATCAATGTCACCGTCATTATTATTAGGCATAATTATATTTATGTTGAAATATTAAAAGTAAAAGTTATAATTAGATTATGTCTGAACTGCCCTCTCTAGCTATTATTAAGTTTGAAAAAACTCACCCCGATGCAAAATTACCTACAAAAAACCATTCATCAGATACAGGCTATGATGTTTATAGTATTGAAAATAAAATTATACCAGCTCGCGGCTGTAATGTTGTTAGCGTTGGATTGAAGTTTGCGTTTATTGCTGAAGGATTTTGGGTAAAGGTAGAGAGTAGAAGTGGTTTAGGTTTTAAATATAGTATATTTGCTCATCCAGGCATTATAGACAATGGTTATAGGGGCGATGCAGGTGTTAAACTCTATAATTTTAGTGATATTGATTATATAATCAATCCCGGGGATAGAATTGCGCAATTTGTATTATATAAAAATTTTAATTCATCAGTTGAATGGGGGATTGCAATTGAATCGGAAAGAGGCGAGAAAGGATTTGGTTCATCCGGTAAATGAATTTTAGTAATCTTTGGATAGAGAAATATAGACCCAAAACATTAGATGATATTATCTTATCTGATGATACTAGAAATTTTATTTTATCTTGCAAAGATAAAAAAGAAATACCTAATTTACTATTTTCAGGTATTCAAGGTATAGGTAAAACATCTTTAGCTAAAATTATTGTTAATGATATACTGGCGTGTCAGTATTTATATATAAACGCTAGCGACGAAAACGGTATTGATACAATACGAAACAAAGTTGTCGGTTTTTCAAAGACTAAGAGTCTTGATGGCAATTTAAAAGTAATTATTCTTGACGAGGTTGATGGTATAAGTCTTGAAGCACAAAAGGCTTTACGCAATACTATGGAAGAATATTCTTTTAATACAAGGTTTATCCTAACAGGCAATTACAAGCATAAGATTATTAATGCATTAATAAGTAGATGTCAAGAATTAAATTTAACACCTCCTTTAGAGGGTATAGCAAAAAGAATTATTTTCATTTTAAGGAATGAAAAGATAAAACTTGAAGAATCGCAAAAAAAAGATTTAGTATTTTTAATTAAAAAATTGTACCCAGATTTAAGAAAGATAATAAATGATGTTCAGAAATTTAGTATAAGTGGAGATTTAAAAATACCTAACATTTCAATTAATAATGAAATTATTGTAAAAATTATTGATAGCATAAAAACTAAAAGATCAAATGTATGTCGCAAGTATTGGATTGAGAATGAGGATAAGTTTCAGGGCGATTATACATCTCTTTTAAGAGATTTGTTTAATTATATAAACGATACATTTAATTTTAATATTGAAAACAACAAAAAATCATTATTAGTTGTTTCTGAACATTTATACAGATGTAGTTTTGTAGTAGACCAAGAAATAAACTTTTATAGCTGCTGTGTGGAGTTAGAAAGCTTGCTTACTTCTTAGGTAAGTATTTGTGTGTATAGCTAGCAACTGATGGTGATTTAGCTGATACGTCAGGTAAGCTAGGTATTTTAATATTTTTATTAACTAATTTTCTATCGCCTTTAATTAACTTACCCTTACCATCATCGGATGTAACTGTATGCTGAACTTGTTGCTCGTCTTCAGGCTTCTCTACTTCAGGTTTAATTTGAACTTTATCGTTTCTTTTGAGCGAATCAGGTATTTTAGGAAGGTTAATACCATTGTCATAGGTTTGTAGAAAAATACCAGGAACCGTTACATATTCTACATATCTGCCTGGAGCAATTTCTTGAGTTATATCTACATCGAATTCACTACCAGTTATTTCAGCGTTACCAGCTCCTTGCGTGGTTGGTCTAACAGGTTTGACACCTACAACTCTTAATAATAAATCAGACTGAGCCCATGATTTTATTAAATTTTTATATTCTTCAGTTTGATTTTTAAAAAAATCTGACTTTAAAAAATTATCCTTGAATTTAACGGTCGAACCATACAAAAACCCACCAGAAGTAAATTTTTGTTTATATGTTTCGTAAAGTGAGTTAAACCTTCTTTTCATTATATATATTTATGTTTTTAAAACTAATTTTGTAGATACTAATTAATACTAAATATATTATATGAGTATAAAGATAGAAAGTATTGCAAATGTTATTAAGAAAAACGACATAAAATATCAGGATTTGCATTTAGATTTTGATTACAAGTACACTAAAAACCCAGAATTCCTAAAAAAAGACGAACTCATTGATTTAAAAGTAGATTACGACTTAAATGCTATTAAAAACAGTATTAGAAATATTTTTTTAACTAATAGAGGCGAAAAACTACTCAACCCTTATTTTGGCATAGGCTTAGGTAATTTTGTTTTTGAACAAGTTTCCGAATCTACAGCAAGGACTATTGGAGATTCTATTGTAGATAATATTAACACATTTGAACCCAGAATAAAGCTTAACAAAGTTAATATTGTTTCAAATGAAGAGGATAATAGCTACACTATTAATTTAGTTATAAGTGTCCCGCAATTAAAACTAGATTCTGTAAACTTAACTGGCATATTAAATAATGTTGGGTTTAACTTTGTATAACTATGAGTAACACATCAGATTCTAATTTTTTAATTAATAAAGACGGATACGCTGCATTTGATGCTGTATCGTTAAAAGAGCTTATAATACAAAGATTAAATTCAAACAGCACATTTACAGATCAAAATTTTGAGGGTAGCAATATTTCATCCGTAATAGATATTATTGCATATGCGTATCACGTTTTATTATTTTATTTAAATAGAACAGCATCCGAAACACTTTTTAGTCAAGCAACATTATATGAAAATATTAATAAAATAGTAAAAGAGTTAAATTATAAACCTATAGGCTATCAATCTGCTTTATTAGGATTTAATACAATAGCTCAAAAAGATTTACCAACCGATACTTATACAATAAAAAGATATTCTTATTTCACTCTAAACGGAATTGTTTACAGTTTTAACGGTGATGTAACATTTATTAAAGAAACCAATAATACTGAAGATCTAAGTTTATTTTCGCAAACTAATTTATTATACCAAGGCACATATGTAGAATACCCAACATATATAGCTTCTGGTGAAGACTACGAGCAATTAACAATAACATTTATTGCAAATCAAGAAAATCAAAGAATTGATCATTTTAATATTGATGTTTATGTTAAAGAAAAAGAATCTGGTAAATATCATAAGTATACAGAGACTGCTTCTTTGTTTTTAAATGATTCAAATAGTAGAGTTTTTGAAAAAAGATTAAATGAAAATGAAAGATATGAAATAAAATTTGGCAATGGCATTACCGGAAGAAAATTACAGGAAGGTGACGAAGTTGCAATATATTTCTTGCAAACAGATGGTTCGGATGGTGAAGTTGATATCGGAGTGCTTGATGGCAGTAAATTATTTTTATATGAATCAATAAGATATAATCAAATTTTAACTGACACTATTTCAAAAAATTTAAATTTACTTAATAACGATCAAACTAAATTCTTAACATTTTCTAATATTGAACCGTCAACAAAATTTCAAGATAAAGAATCTGCAGAATCTATAAAAACAAACGCTCCTAGAATTTATAACTCACAATATAGACTTGTTACTGCTCAAGATTATGAAACTTTTATAAATAAAAACTTCGCAAACATAATAAGTTCTACTAAAGTAGTAAACAATTGGGATTATGTAAATGGTCATTTTAGATATTTTTATGATCTCGGGCTTAACAGACCAAATAAAGACTCCAGAGTACTTTTAAACCAAACAAAATTTGCTGACACTTGCGATTTTAACAATGTTTATGTTTACGGCGTACCAAGACTTACTAAAATTACATCTCTAACACAGCGTACTAATTATTTAAACACGGCACAAAAGGAATTAATTTTAAACACTTTACAGGGGTTGAAAACGTTAACTGCAGAAGTTTTAGTTATTGATCCCGTATATGTAGCGGTAGATTTTGGTATACAAAGACCAGGTGAAACTTTAACTACAAACGTGATTGATCAATCTAAATTAGTAATTACTAAAAATATATTATCTCAAGTAGACACCGAAACAATTAAAAACACAGTTTATAATATTATTAAAGAAGCTTTTGATTCAACAAATAATAGCTTAGGCGAATTATTTGATATTAATGCATTAACATCAAAAATTTTTGCTATTGATGGGGTGGAGGATTTTTATGTAGAAAGAACTGACGAA